ACGCGCCGACGAAGACGAAGCGATCACCGAACGAACCCGTAGCACCCGTAGCAGCAGCACCCGTAGTCCGCAGTAGTAGTCACCCATCCTTGTAGCACCGCTTGATAGGAGTAGTGATGAAGAACCCGAGGACCTTTGTTGTAAAGGCCCTGTTCAACGCCGACGAGTTCCTGGCGCTGAACGAGGCGTGTGGTAATGCCGACGTGTCACATAGCAGGCTCCTGCGTGATCTGGCGATGACTTGGATAAGGCAGCGCCAGTGTACCGAAGCGGCGAACCAAGAGAAATGGGCAGTTGGTGGCCAGAAGATGGCCATGCCGAATGCGCACTCCAGGGTGAATTACGGCGTCGCTCCGGTTCGACTGCGGGTTTGACGGCGCTCGATACACATGGATTGGCCGATAAGCACGCGAGATAGCAAGACGCATAACCAACAATGCGGCCCGCTGCGATGCGGGCCTCCCAAGTCCAAACGCATTAGGGGAGCTATGGAACCGGAGACGTCATCTATGTCGACACCAGAGCAACGAGTCATTCACTGCGCCATCGCGTGGCGCGAAACCGAGAAATCCGCAATGGGCGCTACGGAAGGCGAGAAGAACGCCGCCAACCGCAAGCATGGGGAAGCAAAGCGAAATCTGCGTGCGGCCGTAGACCGGCTCACTGGAGGCAAGCCATGACGAACAAGTCCCGTACTAGCAGCCGTGAAGACGTGCTCAACATGATCAGAGCTACGCCGAACATCACGGCAACCGCAATCCAAATTGAAGTTGGCATTTCCCGCCGCCAGACCTTCAAGGTGCTGTCGTCCCTGACGGACGAAGGCCTGATCAGCTGGACGATCATGCCGCCCGAACCCGGCGTGAGCCGTTGCCCTCGCCGCGGCTATTTCATCGCCCGACGGCATGACGTCAAGATCCCGGCGGTCTGGGACGTCCTTGCGTACTTCTTCGGTCGCATCGCTGCAGAACCAATCGTCGCGTAACTAAGCACCGATGGCGCCGAGGCTGCGGCGCCATCACTTCAAGCTACTGGAGTCACCATGCATCTCCGACCTGACAACACCGACCGCTTCACGCAAGTCGTTCGCCGTATCGTCCTGGTGCGGGGCATGCCATGAGTGGCCTCGAACTGAAACGCTCGTCCACGCTGAAGCAGAAGACGCCGCTGGTGCGCAAGACGCCCATGAATCGCGGCCGGTTCCTGCGCATGGGCCTTGTGAAAGAACCCTTCACGAAGAAGGCGACGATGAAATCGCGCGGCATGGCTGGGCGCACGCCGACCGCTGCAGAACGTGTCGTCATGAACGCAATCGCCGGCCTTGGATGCATCGCCTGCCACAAGGATGGCATCGTCAATCCCTGGATCTCCCTTCACCACATCGCCGGCCGCACCGCGCCGAATGCTCACATGCTCGTGCTGCCGCTGTGCGCCGGCCATCACCAGGACGGTACCGGCACCGACCCTTCGCTGATCGCCGTCCATCCCTACAAAGCCCGATTCGAAGCCCGCTATGGCACGCAGATGGAACTGCTGGCCGAGTGCATGAGGCGCATCGGCTCGGACAAACAATCGGAGGCAGCATGACCACTGTTACCGCAACCGCACGCTATGTCGAAGTCGAAATCGACCTCGAAGACATCGATACGGATGATCTGGAAGATGAGCTTACTCGCCGCCGCGGTGGCATCTCTGATGGCCCCGTTACCGTCGCCCTTTCGGACATCTACCTGCAACTGAAGTTTGGGAACGACGATCGCGCGCTGGAAATGATGCGTTCCTTCGTCGCGGACCAGATGGGGGTCGTGCTGTGAACAACCTGGTCAGCATCCACGACTGGCTTGGCCACCGTGGCGAACCGCTAGCGCCGGAGAGCATCCAGTTCACCACGCGGCCAGCAAAAAGTTGCCGCGGTTGCCTGTTCGATGGGCAGCACACTTCCGTGTGCGATCGGGCCTGTGCGATCGCCCAGCGCATCGAACTGGAGCACTGCGAGCGTGGCTTCATCTACGTTGCTAAGCCCGTCGATAGGCGCCAGATGGAGCTACTAAGAGCCGTCGAGAGCGAATCATGCTGACCTACCAAGTCAAAGGCCCGACCGACAGCGGCCATTACCTCGTCGGCTACCCGACGCCCGGGGCACCGCAAGTCTTCACCCTGGCCGGTTGCGCGACATCTGCCGCACTGGCGCATCGCGAGTGCGAGCGCTTGAACGAAGCGCAGGTTGTCGACCGTCGCGCCGCCATGGTCCGCGAGGCCGACATGATCGTTCGCGACGAGGAGAGCTGACGTGGCGAATGGTATCGACTGGTTCCGCTGGCACCACGGCAGCGTGAACGATCCGAAGTTCGGCTTGATCGCCAAGAAGGCCGGCGCGCGTGTCGGCGACGTCATCGCAGTGTGGGCGCTCGTGCTCGAGCAGGCCAGCGCGAACGTCGACCGCGGCGCATACACCGACATCGACTACGAAGCAACCGACTTCCTCCTTGGTGCCGACGATGGCACAACGGCTCGCATCCTCGAAGCCATGCGCGGCCGCGGCCTGATCGCTGATGGTAAGGTCCGCAACCCTAAGCGGTTCATCCCTTATATCAGCAACCGCCCGTCGACAGATGTGTGGGCTGCGCTGCGTGCGTTCGTATTCGGCCGCGACAACTATACCTGCCAGTACTGCGGCGCTCGCGCCGGCAAGCTGGAATGCGATCACGTCGACCCGGTAGCAAATGGAGGGGCGCACGACCCATCAAACCTTGTAACCGCATGCTTCAAGTGCAACCGCAGCAAGGGCAGTAAGACGCTTGCTGAATGGAGGGCTCATGGCTAACCAATGGTTGCGGCTTTGGCACGACCTGCCGAACGATCCGAAGTGGCGCACGATCGCACGCGTCTCGAAGCAAAGCATTGGGAACGTGATCGCTGTGTACATGCATCTGCTCGTGAACGCTTCGAACGCAAGCGAACGCGGAAGAACGCAAAACGTATCGAGTGAAGATATAGCGAGCGCGCTTGACATCGAAACCGAACAAGTCGATGCGATCCTGGCAGCGATGCAAGGCCGCGTCTTGGATGGAGACCTCATTAGCGGATGGAGCAAGCGTCAGCCGGAACGTGAAGACGGGGCCGCTGAACGGGCAAAAGCATGGCGCGAGGCGAAAAAGGCTGAGAAAGCGGCTTTGGGAAACGCTGATCAAACGCATGCGAACGCAGGCGAACGCAAACAAACGCTAGATAAAGATAAGAGTAGAGAAGAACTAAATCCCCCCATACCCCCCAAGGGGGGCGAACAGCCCGAGCAAATCGAATCCACGAAGCGCAAAGCAGCCGTCTCGTTGCAGACCTATCTCGACGACTGCCGCAAAGCCGGCATCAAGGCCATCCCTGAAGGCCATGCCGTCTTCGCCTACGCCACGAAGGTCGGCATCCCTGACGGCTTCCTACGGCTGCACTGGCATGAGTTCAAGGACCGCTACACGATGCCCGACGCCAAGCGCTACAAGTCCTGGGCGACGGTGTTCCACAAGTCGGTGAAGGGCAACTGGTTCCGGCTCTGGTACGCGGCGAACGACGGCACGTATGCGCTGACGACGACAGGGCAGCAGGCGCAACGAGATCACGGGGAGGCAGCATGATCGACCAATTCAACATCGAAGCCGAGCAGGCCGTCTTGGGCGCAATCCTGCGCGACAATGACGCTTTCGACCAGATCCCGGAACTGGACGCCACCCACTTCTACCGCGGCGACCACCGGACGATATTCACGGAGATCACGAAGCAACTCGCCGCCGGCAAGCGGGTCGACGCGATCACGCTGGCCGATCACCTTGACGGGGAACTGTTCCCGTACCTGGGCCAACTGCATGCCTCGGCGCCGAGCAGCGCGAAGATCGCCTACCACGCTGGAATCGTGATCGAGAAGGCGACGAAGCGCGCGCTGCACGCCCTGTCGATCGATCTGGCTGCCGATGCCGAATCGGGCAAGGACAGCACCGAGTGCATCGCCGATGCCGCCGCGAGGTTGGATGCGATGGGGCAGCGCAAGATGACGAAGAGCCCGCGCCGCCTCGACGAGACGCTGCACGAATACCTGACCCTGCTGCAGCACCGTATGGAAGGGAAGATCCGCCCGATTCCGACCGGCTACCGGCACGTGGACGAGATGCTAGATGGTGGCCTGGAGCGCGGGACGCTGACCGTGATCGCCGGTCGCCCCGGCACAGGCAAGACCGCCGCCGGCCTCGGGATCTGCCGCAACGCCGCGCGCGACTACTCTTCCCTGTTTCTGTCGATGGAGATGTCGACGAACCAGGTCAACGACCGCAACATCGCGGCGCTCGCCAAGGTCGACATGAAGTGGCTCCGTCGCCCGGGTGAAACCAATGACGATACGGCGCGCTGGGAAGCGATCACGGCGGCGACGATCAGCTCGCGCAACCTGAACCTGTTCATCGACGACCAGACGGGATTGAGTATCCCCGAGATCCGCGCGAAGGCTCGCCAGATCAAGCGACAGCGCGGCCTGGACATGCTCTGCATCGACCAACTGTCGTTCATCACCGGCTCCAAGTCCGACAAGCTGCACGAGGCGATGGGCGAGTACACGCGCGGCCTGATCGCCATCGGCAAGGAATTGGACACCGCGATCATCCTGCTGGCGCAGCTGAACCGCGAGTGCGAGAAGCGCGCCGACAAGCGCCCGATCATGTCGGACCTTGGCGTGTCCGGATACATCGAGCAGGACGCCGCCAACATCATCTTCCTGTACCGCGACGAGCTCTGGAACCCGGAGACGGAGGACAAGGGCATCTGCGAGTGGATTGGCGCCAAGCAGCGGCAGGGCCAGCCCGGCGTCGTCGGATTGGCCTACATCGGCGCGCAGACCCGTTTCGAGGACATGCCGTATCGCTGGCACAGGCGCGCGCCGACGCCGCGCCAAACGACGTCGAATCGCGGCGGATTTAACTGACGAGGACACCTATGACCAAACAGCAAATCCACGCCCAGCGCGCAGCAGCACTCCAAGCATTGCTTGCCCTGATGCTGGCCGGCGTGAAGCTCAAGGGCTGACGAGACCATTTCGCGCGCGAGCGCACCAACAGCAGCAACGACCTGAAAGGCAGGCATGAACGACCTCAGCAAAACACACGAAAAGACCGGCAGCGATTTCGGTGCCGCCCTGTCCGCACTCAAGGCCGGCAAGAGCGTCGCGCGCGCCGGCTGGAACGGCAAGGGCCAGTTCGTGATGCTCATCCAGGGCAGCAACAAGCTGGCCAGCGTGCACGGCTTCGGCTTCGGGGAATACCTGGGCGAGCCTACCTTCGGCGACACGATGTTCCTGCGCACCGTCGATAACCGGCTGATCGCTTGGACGCCGTCGCAGTCCGATGCACTGGCCGAGGACTGGCTGATCGTCGAATAACAGAACCACCCCGCCCGTCCACCGGGCGGCAACAATGACAAGGGAGGGACCGAAATGAAGAACTGGCAATTTTGCATGATGACCGCGGCGATCTACGTAGCTCCTGTCTCGGAGCGTGGGGTAAACGCAGGCATCGCGGTGTTGTTCCTTGTACTCGGTTTCGCGGCGATGCTGAAGGACTCGGCATGAGCACCATGCCCAACTACGACCCGAACCTCAGGTGGGCGAAGCAGCGCGTGCGCCTGACATTGAAACAATGGGACTACACAGCCACGCTGATCACGACGGTCCACGGGAATTGCCACGGCTTCGAGATCTTCGAATCCGCCATCAGCAATGCGTTAGAAGAACTTCCGACGCGTACCCGCTCCGGCGTGACGCTTCCCTACGTCGTGCTGGCCGGCGAGGAGGGCGAGTCCCTGGAATGCGAGGACGATGAGGACCGCCGCGAGGATTGGCTGGGCGAGATGGTTGTGGCCATCGAGATTATCGAGCAGGAGCCGGCATGAACCGGCAACTAACCGACGCAGATGTAAAGCACCTCCGCCAACTGCTTGCTTGGGTGCGCGGCGAGTACTGCCTTGATGAAGGTGTGCGACGTGAACCACAGGGTGCGGTGAAGGCGATGCTCGACGCCGGGCACGTCACGCACGAGGAGGCCTACAACGCGCTGAGCCGCCGCGCCGAGCAGGCCAAGGAATTGCCGCAGTACGTGAGGCACGCCGTGGAAATGCTGTCACTGACCGTGCGCGAGTTGAGCGCTGTGGCGGGCGTGGCGCCGCGCGCTGTTCAAGCGATCGGAGGCGCAGCATGAGCGCCGCGAATCGCAAGCTGAACTCCCCGGACCCGCGCGGCGCCTACCAGCG